CGACGTCATGAACTTTACGAGATCGCTGTAAAACGGCCGATCCTTATGGACTGCGTAGAACGCGGCCGCATCCACCTCGCTCCAGCGGACGCGCTTTTGCGCCACCACGCGCAGGCCCGCCTCTTCAAACTTGGCGATGATCTTACCGGTCAGGTTCCGCTCTGTGGCGTCGGGCTTGATGATCGACAGCGTGCGTTCGACGGGCATGGCGGTCTCGCGGGGGTCGGGGTTGTTCGGAAACGCCCGTCGAAGCGACGCAAGCGTTGTGCCGTGTATAGCCACTGGGTGGGCCGTGGGCAAGCTGGCTCAGCCCCATCACTACGTGCCCGGGCCTCTGGATACGCGGTCTTTTGGATGGCGGGCGGGTGACGCCGACGGTCAGGGTCGCAGGTTTTGCCGGTGAATTATAAAGTTGGTGAGCCCAGAAGGTGTCACGTTCCCGTTTATAATCAGCGGCTTAGCTCGTAAAAATCCGAAGACATCGCCGTTGAGTTGCAAGGACATTTTTGGATTTTGTAAAACCTTCGCGGACACATCCGGCATATGGGGTGGCCGGAATGTCTGACGCTTTCGAGACAGCCCTAGGGCGCGAACTGGTCGAATTGGGCATATCGATCCTGAAAGCCGACTCCGCGACGCATGGGGTTCATGACGTGGACCGCTGCATAATCGGCCTAGAACTGCTGCGCGAGGCCACGTTGATAACCCGGTCCCCGGAAACGGTGCGCCGATGCTTCGCGGTCCTTTGGCCGTTCGCCCGGCCCTTGACTCAGGGAGACGCGCCGGAATGCAGAGAGCTAATGGAGCGTATGGATTTGAGCGAGGCGCGCCTTGTTGCGCTGTGTCAGGCGCATGCTAACTGACGTTGGTTGGGGGGGGGCGCATGCCCCCTTCCGCCTATTCCCTGATAAACCCGTAGGCTGGTTGTACGACTCTGCCGACTCAGGTAATGAGAAAAAATCAAGCGGGGATAACCGGGGCCTATACTGTTTTGGCGGGGGCTGCCGGTTCGGGAATCATATAGCGCTCTGCGGAGTTCGCAGGAGCATACCCCGTGGCGAAGCCACCCCCTCACTATCCCAATACATCGCTTTTTCCGAACGGGCTTCCCGAGCACAAGGCTCCCGACAAACCGTGGCGTCGCACCCGACGCAAGGCAAGCGTTGATCAAGTTCCTATTTTCGCGCCGAAACGGGCGTCACGTATCCGCAGAGTATTGCGGTGGGCATTCGGGCTTATGATAAGCGCAGGTGTTATTATTCAAATGCTGATCGGAAGTATATCCAAGGATGTGCTCAGCGATACTGCCAAGACTTTATTCAAGAGTCTGACGGGGATAGAGGAAATGTTAAAAGATGCCCTTCGCCCGAAGAATAAGCCCACGGGAAGCTGGAGACCAACTATCGAGGATACATCCGCCAAACAGCCGAAATAGCCCGAGGCGGGTTCGGCGATTTACGCTCCAAAAACTGCTCTAAGTGGCTCTGCGTGGCCCAAACATTAAATTTTTATTGACCGAACAAATCGGCCCGTTTATAAGCTGTAATTGTTATAAGGTGGTGAACTGCGCCAGACGCTTCCACCCCTGAAATCCCCCATCTCGGACATGATCGCAGGCCCCGTCGCGGGGCCGATTGCGTTTTACCATCCGCCGTCCGCCGTCTGGCGGACGCATACGACGCGGCGCAGGCTGACGGTGAGGTTAAAGCGAACGGCGGACCTCGAAACTTCAGTGTTCCCAACGAGCACAGTGAACTTCCCTCAGCAGCCGACATCGGCCTGACCCGGAAAGACATCCACAGCGCCCGCATCATCCGCGATGCCGAGGAGCATCGCCCCGGCATCACGCGCCGCACACTAGATGCCCAGATCGCGAGGGGCGAGGAGCCGACTAAGGCATCCCTGCGTCACCAATTCAAAATTTACAGAGGATCGGAGATGAACCCCATGCACAAAAAGGCCGAACATGTCCGCACTAACTTTGGACCGCGATACCGAAACTGACATCGAACTGAATGTTGGCCTGCGCAGGCGCAAGAAGCCCACCCCGCATGGTTTCATCTATGACGCGATCTATCGCGGCAATGTCATCGCGTCGTCCCGCGACCCCGAAACGGATGCATGCCGTGCGCTGGTCAAAATGGGCATTACTGGCCGCGTCACATTCTGGCACGAGGGTGCCAAGGCCCCTAGCATGACCGCCGACATCGAGAAGCTGGCGAAGCTGCGATTTGGGGACAATCTTAGAGACGGTCCAACGGTCCAAAGACACGTCCCGTTTGAGATGCCCCTAGCTTCCACTGCGTTGTCTCAGGGAGCGGCGTAATTGACCTGGGACGATAGAAGGGACCGGGATGGCCTTACGGCCTTCCTTGAATCACCCCTATGCAATCCCAGACCCCATCGAAAGGGGCACGCTTACTCTTTCGCCGCACGGGGGAAGATCGCAACCGGGCGCAACCGTGTTTGCACCACGGGAATGATTGGACCGCAGCCCGGTCTCGCACCAAGGGGCGTAAGCCCCGCCTTGGTTGCTGGTCGCGCGCGGGGTAGTGCATAACCTAAATTACAATTCTGGTACTACCTATCAACAGGGGGATGCTTATGCACCCCCTTGATTATAACAACCGTAGAGATTCATAACTACGGTATTTATAATATAGGTTTATATATACCCCGCACGCGTATGCGCACCCCCGCATGGGCACGTGCTCGCGCGTGTAGTATATATCCCGCATGCACGACTTTTCCGCAGTCCTGACCCGCGAATATCGCGACCGAGGCTATCGCGAGTTCACCCTGCGCAGCGGCGATCTCGATGTCGGCTTCGGCGTGATCCGTTCGGTGCCATCCCGTGCCGAACATCTCCCGCCCGGTGCGGCGGCTCACATCGGCTACCTGATACATCCGCCCTTCCGGCGACATGGATATGGGCGCATGCTGTTCAAGCTGCTTCTCAGGGAAGCTGACCGGCTTGGCTTGATCTCGATCATCGCAGCCTGCGACCGGGAGAACATCCCATCGCGCAGGATCATCGAGGCTTACGGCGGGGAAGTATTTGATGAAGTGAACGCAGACGTTCACCTTCTCATGTACCGAATCCGCGTGGCCCCTTGGATGCGTTGAAACCTGGCCCGAATCGGGCAGTCTGACCCTGCTCCGCGAAGTCCGACTCATTCGGATGACGCCCCTCTGGTGACATCAGCGTTGAGACAGGGCCGCCATCAAGCGGCCCTTTCCCATTCAGCACCACAGCTAACCCGGCCCCCATACGGTAAGCGCAGTCTGTGCAGCATAGCCAATCAACGTGCATGCCTACCAGCTTATCATCAGCAAATCCGATCATGTTGTGTGTCACCATCGCAACATAGGCATGCACACTGTGACACGAATGCAATGGGTCCTTGCTCCACCCCATGACATGCGGGGCGTCGCTCCGCGCAATCTGGCTAGACTTTCCTTTGCATTTTCACCTCCTATCCAAGGGGCCTCCGATGGCGACGCTTAAGAAGAAAGACTTGGCCGCCGCTCTCGGCATCACCCCGGCGACGGTTTTGTATAGGCAAAGACTCGGCATGCCCGTCGATAGCGTGGAGGCTGCCGAAGAATGGGTGCGCACCTACAGCACGCCCGGTGCCGGTGCTCCAAACAAGGTAACGGAGGACATCGCGATCCTTCGCCGTCGCAGGGCTGAGGCCGCAACGCGGCGGGCCGAACTGGAACTGGGCATGTCCGAACGACGGTTGATTTCCCGCGTGGATGCGGAGAACGCCATATTCGCTCGCGCACGGGCCGAGCGGGACGCATGGCTTGCCCTACCGGCGAGGCTAGCCCCCCAACTTGCGAGCGAGTTCAAAGTGTCTCAGGCGGCGCTATTCGAGGCCCTGAGCAAAGCGATCCGGGTCCAGCTTGCCGAGTTTGCGGGACCGATTGCGCTATGACCGACGCGGAATGGGCCATAGAGACGTGGCAGCGCGGGCTAGCGCTCGAACCCGAGCTTCGCCTTGCCGAATGGTGCGACGCACACCGCGTTTTGCCCGATACCAGTGCCGAACCCGGACGCTGGCGAACGGATCGTGTGCCCTATTTACGCGAGCCGCTGGACTCGCTGTCACCCGGCAACGGGATCGAAGTGGTTGTCGTGACCAAGGCGGCGCAAACGGGCGGAACCGAACTCGGCCTATGCCTTCTAAGCTACATCATTGCACACGCGCCGGGCGCGTGCCTTGCGGTGCTTCCGTCCCTCGATATGGCCAAATCGTTTGTGCTTGGCCGCTTCGACAAGATGTCAGCCGCCATGCCTTGTGTTCGCGAGCGGATCGGAGACAAGGGCACGAAAAAAACTGGCAATACTATGTTGCGGAAGCAGTTCTTGGGCGGCGAAATCAGGTTCGCCGGAAGTAATTCGGCGGCGTCACTTCGATCCATGCCGTGCCGTTATGTCATCTTGGATGAGGTGGATGCCTTCGAGGCCGATCTACAGGGCGAGGGCGATCCCGTTGCACTGGCCGAAGCGAGGACGATTACCTTCGGCTCACGGAAGAAGATACTGTTAATCTCCACGCCGACTCATGAAGGAAGCCGGATCGAGACAGCATATGGCGAGACGGACCAGCGCCGGTTTCAAGTGCCCTGTCCGTCCTGCGATGCTGGCTTCGAGATGGCATGGGAACACCTCACGTGGCCGAAAGGCGAACGGCACCTCGCATTCATGGTGTGCCCCCAATGCGGCGGCGTGATCGAGGAGTCGTCCAAGGCACGGATGCTTGTGCAAGGGCAATGGGTTCCTACGGCTCACGGCGACGGTGTTTCTAGGGGATTTGCAATCGGGGGACTCATGTCCCCCTTTGTAACATGGGCCTCGCTCGCGGTCGAACATGGCCGCGTCAAAGACGATCCCGCCCGTCATAAGGCATTCCGAAACACGAAATTAGGTTTGAGTTGGCGGGATGACATGGCCGGAACCGCAGACGCCCATTCACTCGCGGCCAGAGCGGAAACCTACAGCCCCGAACTTGATACGAAGATCGGCACGATCACGTGCGGCGTGGACTTTCAAGATCGCTGGCTTGCCCTGCAAATCGTTGGCTGGGCGGCGGGCGAGGAAGCCTTTTCGCTGGGCTACCACATTCAGGAAGGCGACCCCTCACAGCCCGCGTTCTGGGCTAACCTAGACGGCCTCCTACGCCAGCCTGTCCGCCTTCCGGGCGGACGCACGCTTCCCATCCTATGCGCATGTCTGGACTCAGGCGGACGCTATACCCAGCGCGTGCTGGAGTTCGCGGCCCCGCGCCATGGACGGGGCATTCTTGCCGTCAAAGGATCGTCGCGGCCCGGCACACCCGCTTGGCCGCGCAAGCCCACACATGCCGCGCGAGGCGGCTGGCCGCTCTATATCGTTGGCGTCGACACGTTGAAGGAGGATTTGCTCGCACGCCTACCGAAGTCATCCGGTGCCGCAGCGATCCATTTTCCAGACCACTACGAGGCGCACTACTTCGAGGAGCTTTGCTCCGAACGACCGAGAACAGTGTATCGCGCCGGAAAGGCGCATCGGGAGTGGTTCAAAAAGGATCACGCCCGAAATGAGGCGTGGGATACTTTCATATATGCCATGGCCGCGCTTTCTTGCCTGAAGATGGCGGGCCTAAACGTTGATCAAGAGGCCGCGAATGCGGCCATCACGATCCCGGAAACGCCACGTCCAAAGGTTTCACGTAGTCGTTTCATGGACCGGTAGCAGAGTTATTGTCTGCATCTACGAACACCATCATTATCGAGGAACTATGCACCCCGAGTCACGCATCCGGGTCTACGAGCCGGAATTACAAACATTCGCCGCAATACATAGTCTGCCCATCGAGGACTTCGAGGGCGGCGTGGTCGGCGTAAAAGGCAAGGTATTCCATCTCTTGGTCCAGTACTTCGAGAAGGACTGGCAGCTTTCTCCCGGCGATGCAATCGATCTAATGTTCAAGATCGAACAGAACCTTCGCGCCCATTGGGCAAAAGGGGACATCTTCGCCGCGCTAATACATTCGCAGTCGCGTTACCAGTGGGCAATGACTGGCACGCGAGGCCGGGTTCTGAAAGACATTTTTGCGCTCCCCGGAATCTCTTTCTTTCGCGGGTTTAGCCTGAGATGGGACGGTCGATGAGTTTCCTCAGTCGCATGGCCAGCGCGATAGCTGGCCGCAGCTTGGAACCCGCGAGTCCGGGAAGGCGATGGGACGGCCTACGTCCGCTCCCGGCCCCGAAGGCCAGCATACATCAAGGCCGGGCCGTCATCATGGCCCGCGCGCGGCAACTGGTTTCCAGCAACGCCCTCGCGGCCTCAGGCGCGGAAGCATGGGTTTCGGGCCTGATCGGGCCGGGCATCACGGGCAAGAGCACACATCCCGGCATCCGCCTTCGTAAGCAACTGGATACCGCTTGGCAACGGTTCGCGGACGATGCCGATGCCGATGGGCGTCTCGATTTCGGGGGACTGCAAAGCCTGATTATCCGCAGAGTCGTCGTGGACGGCGAAGCCATCGTGCTTCTGGTAAACCGGGGCGGACGGTTACGGCTTCGCGTGCTCCCCAGCGAAGCCCTCAGCACCGAGTCACGCGAAATGGGCAACGGCTTTGTGCTTCGCGAAGGCATAGAGTTGGACCCCTTGGGAAACCGTCTGGCCTACCGCCTCTATGCCGACGCGCCCGGCGCGCTTCCCCGCGCCGTCCCGATCCGGGTTCCTGCCCAAGACGTTCTGCACATATTCAACCCCGCATACCCCGGCCAGCTTCGCGGCATCTCGTGGTTTGCCCCGGTCCTGCTTTCCATCGCCGAACACGCCAAGCTGTCAGACGCGGCCCTTATGCAACAGCAGGTCTCGGCCATGCTGACAGGGTTCATCCGCGACCCAAGCGGCCAGCCCGCGATGTTCGGCGGTAGCGACATCAAGGATGGCGCTTTGGTCCCGTCCCTTGAGCCGGGATCGATGGTCACGCTGGAGCCGTCGCAGGACGTGACGTTCACCAAGCCACCCGCCGCTACGGGCCAGCGCGACGTTCTCACCCTGTCCGCCCGGCAAATCGCGGCAGGCTTGGGCGTGCCATACGAAGTTCTGACGGGCGACCTTACCAGCGTAAACTACTCGTCGATCCGCGCTGGCTTAGTAGAATGGCGACGGCGCTGCGAAGCGATGCAGTACGGGTTCATTCTGCACCAGTTCTTGCGACCAGCCTACGCACGCTTCGTGGCAACAGAAGCGCTATCTGGACGGATTTACTTGCAAGGCGATCCGTTGAACTATCAGGCCGAGTGGTATGCGCCCAAGGTTGCGTGGGTCGATCCGCAGAAGGACTGTGCAGCCGAAGTATTGGCTATCGAAAACGGCTTGATGTCCAGAACCGAAGCCCTCGCCCAACGTGGATGGCGGGCAGAAGATGTTGATCAACAGATTGCAAACGACAAAGCGCGCGAAGCCGCGCTCGGCCTAAACTTCAACAACCCGAGACAGCAATGAGTATTCGCACCTCTAAACTTCTCGTTCAGCTTGTGGACGGCGTTACCGGCCCCGCACGCACCGTGGCCAACAGCCTCGCGACCATGAATAAGGCCATCGCCGGAACCTCAATCGCCGGTTCCGTCTTGGGCGGCAACGTAGCCGCGCTTCAAAAGCACCAGCAACTTATAGCCGCACAATCGCGCAGCGTGGCCCAAGGACTCGCAACCACCGCCTTCGCCGCAGGGGGGTTCGCCATGGCCCTCACGGGGCCGATACGCGGGGCGATGCAGTTTTCGCGCACGATGACTTCTATTCAGCAGAAATTGAACGGCACAGCCGAGACGATGGCCATGGTCGAACTGTCGATCAAAGAGATTTCGTCCTCGCTCAACCTCGATCTCGTAGCCACCGCAGAAGCATTCGACCAAGCCGTAGGCGCTGGCCTCGATCCGCTCGCGAACCCGAGGGCCCTAGAGGTCGCATCGAAGCTGGCCAAGGCTTACAGCGACAGGTCCAACGAAGAGCGTGTCCAGCTACTTGACGCGATCAAGTTAACCCGCTCGCTAAGCCAGAACAGCGAAATTAAAAACTCAGATTTAATGCGCGCCGTGGACATGCTCGCAGAGATGGGCAAGTCGGGAAGCTTCGAAGTCGCGGATATGAGCAAGGAGTTTCCGAAGTTAACCGCCTCGATGCAGGCTCGCGGCTTCACCGGACTCGACGCGGTGAAGTCTCTAGGCGCAGCGTTACAGGTTACACGTCGAACAGCGGCAACATCAGAGATCGCCGCGAACGACCTGTACAACCTGCTCACGAAGGCGGACTCCGAGGAGACACGAAAGAAGTTCAAGAAACTTGGCATAGATATTCGCGCCGAACTGAAAAAGACCAAGGATGCAGGCGGCGACATATTTGAAACCATGATCGCGGCGATCAACAAAGCAACGAAAGGCGACCAATCAAAGATCGGCGACATTTTCCAAGATATGCAGGCACAGAACGCGGCCCGTGCCCTAGTCCAGTTCGCGGAGGAATACCGAAAGTTCAAGAAAATAGGACAGGACGCGGGCAAGGTCATCGAGACAGACCTTAACCGCCGACTCAAAGACAGCGCCTCGGTAATCGATGACTTCGGAATAGCGCTCAAGAATACAACGAAAATCTTGGGCGATGGCTTGATGATCGAACTGGCGCGGCTCATCCGGGCAACCGGATTGACGGGCGAATCGATGGCGAGATGGGCAGAACGAAACTCCGAAATAGCCGGGAAAGTCGCACTGCTTACGGGTGGGCTGATCGCGGGACGGGTCGCCTTTCTTGGGTTAAGGATGGCCGCCCTTGGCCTTCGCGGTGCCATGGTCGCGGCCCTCGTCCCCGTGGCCGCCCTGTCAGGTGCCCTACGTGGGCTGGCCGTCTCGGCTGTCACCGCGAGGGGCGCGCTGTTCGGGATCGCGGCGACCCTAGGGCGGATAGCCCGCTTCGGCCTCGCGTTGGGCGGGATCGCGGCCATTGGGACCACCATCTACCAAAACTGGTCGCGGCTGGGAGAGTTTTTCCGCTCGTTCGGGGAAAGCTTCATGCTCGCCATCGGCCCGCTACGGGAACCCATCGAATCCCTCGGCAACAGCCTGTCTAACCTCACCAGCAAACTGACCTTCACCAAGGAGCAGTTCATCGAGTGGGGCGGCAGCCTTGGTCAGGCGGTGGGCAGCGGCATCGTTACCGTTGTGAACGCGATCAACAGCATCGTCAGTGCTCTAAACTCTGTCGTGAGCGCGGCGGGGAACGCACTGAGCGCGCTTCGCGGTCTGGGCGGCATTAGCATTCCGTCCGTTGGCGGCCCCGCCGCAGGCACCGCCCCCATGGCCGGCACGCGGGCCTCGGGCGGCAGCGTCCTCCAAGGACTCCCGTATCTCGTCGGCGAACGCGGGCCAGAAATCTTTGTCCCGTCAGCGGGCGGGCGGATTGAGCGGATCAGCCCCTTACCACGGATCGCATCTGTCCAGCCTTCCGGGCGTCAGCAAACCTTCAACCTCAACGTCTCGATCAACGCCCCGGTCAGCACTCAGACCAACATCAACGAACTTCGAGACCTCGTTCACCAGAAAATCCAAGACGGCGTAACCGAGGCCTTCCGGGGCATTCAAGCCGACGCCGGGCTTCGCTTCTCATAGGAGAAACACGTGCAAACCAGAAACGCCCCCGTTCGGGCAAACAGCTTTAACGCCGAAACCCGCACATTCGATGCCGTCATCGCCAGCACGTCTCCCGTCATTCGGGCCGACTTCAACGGCCCGTATCGCGAGGTTCTGGACCTATCAGGCGAGCTTCCCGAGTCCATTCCCCTGCTTAACGGCCACCGCGCATCGGGCGCGGGCGACATCGTGGGCCGGGTTAGCAACCTAAGGCGCGAAGGCGACTCCATCGTCGCCACCATCCGCCTCAGTGGCCGCGAAGAAGTTCGCGGCATCGTCTCCGACATCGCGGACGGCATCGTGACCGATCTCAGCATCGGCTACGGCATCCGCAAAACCACCGCCAGCGAGGAAAACGGCGAACGGGTCAAAACCGTGATCCCGGACATCCGCGAGGCATCCATCGTCCCCATCGGGGCAGACCAAACCGCAAAGGTCAGAACCATGACACCCCAACTTCAAGACCGAATCCGCTCAATCGCCGAAGTGGCGGGCTTGGGCAATGACTTTATCGAGGACCAAATCGCCCGCAACGCGACCGAGGCAGAAACCCGTCAGGCCGCGTTGGCGGCAATGGAAACAAGGGGCACCACGACGGCCCAGATTCGCGCGCCGCATAACCAAGCAACCATGGACAATCCCGAAGTCCGGCGCGATGCAATGGCCGACGCGCTGGCCTCGCGGATCGCAGGCACCACGCCCACAGAAGCCGCCCGCGAATACCTGGGCGAGAACTTCCGCTCATTCGAGGACTTCGCGCGCGACATTCTTGAACGCAGCGGCCAACGGACCCATGGCCTTCGCGGCGCGAAGCTTATCAGCCGAGCCTATACCACGACCACCGACTTCCCCGCGTTCCTGACCGAGGTGGGCAATCGCACGATCATGCCACGGTTCGAAAGCCTCCTGTCCCCCGTTGTCACCCTTGCCCGTCGTAAGACGGCAACGGACTTCCGGTCCTTCTCGGAACTGCGCCTTGGCACAGATATGAGGTTGGACCCGCTCAATGAAACCGGCGAATTCAAGCGCGGCAACTTCGTCGAGTCCAAGGAGTCAATGCGGATCGGCAGCTTCGGCAAGACGTTCGCCCTGAGTTTCAACGCGATTGCGAACGATGATCTAGGTGCCTTCTCGCAGGTCTCTGCCGATCTTGCGCAGGCCGCTGCGAATACTGTGAACGATCTCGTGATCAACCTCATCCTCGCCAACCCGCGTCTTTCAGACGGCACCGCCGTGTTCGCCGCTGGCCGTGGCAATCTTGCGACCGGCGCTGGATCGGCCCTATCCGAAACAAGCCTTCGCACCGCTGTCATCGCAATGAAGAAGCGGACGGGCATCGCGGGGGAACGCATCATGGTCCGGCCAACTGAGCTTGTGGTTTCGCCGGATCGCGAGTTCGATGCAAGGAAGCTTCTGGCCACCATCGCTCCCCAGACCACGACGGACGTGAATGTGTTCGCCGGGGCCTTTAACCTTCACGTGGAACCTAGATTCGACGGGAACGCTTGGTACCTCATCGACCCCAGTTTGGGCGATCTCGTTGATGCGTATCTGTCCGGCTACGAAGGTCCGCAGGTCCAGACTCGCGAAGGCTGGGACACCCTCGGAACTGAGTGGCGTGTTCATCTCCACTACGGCACAGCCTTCATGGGCTGGCGCGGTTGGTATCGGGCAGCGGGTGCGTGATGAGCACCCCAACCGCAGCCGAACTAAAGGCCGATCTTGATAATCTGAGGGCCGCGTACTCGCGGCTCATTTCGGGCGGCCAGCCACAGCGCGTGGAATTCGGTTCCTCAAAAGTTGGCGGCAACCCGTCGCGGGTCATGGTCTATCACCCTGCCGATCTCCCAAGGCTAGAGGCCGAGATTAAACGCCTCGAAGCCCTCCTATCCGGCCAGCCTCGCCCTCGCATCGTTCGCTTCTCCACATCGAAAGGACTCACATGAAAAACTACGTCCAGCCCGGCAATTACATCACCGTCACCGCCCCCACCGGGGGCGTCAAAGGCGGCGACTTCGTTCTGATCGGCCAACTCTTCGGCGTTGCGAGCTATGACGCCAGCGCAGGCGATCAAGCCGAAATCATGACATGGGGCGTGTTCGATCTTCAAAAGGCCGCAGGTCCGATCACGACCGGCGCGCGCCTCCATTGGGATGCAGCGGCCAAGCGGGTCACAACGACCGCAACCGGCAACACCCCAATCGGCCACGCCGTTGTGGATGCAGCCGATGCCGCCGCGACCGTCCGGGTCCGTCTGTCCATCTAACGACGCCAATCCGCATCGATCATGGGGGCCTCGCGGCCCCCTTTTTTTGTGCCCGAAACTTGGATTCCAGACATGACGCCAGCCTTTGCGCGGCTGAAAACGGCTGCCGCCATCCTAGACATCTCCCCCACCCTGCTTCTCACCCTTGTGCAAGAAGGCAAGCTTTCTGCGGGCAAGACCTTGCCCGGCCATCGCGCCGTCCTCTACGACACCGAGCGTCTGCGCAGGGAAATGAACGCCTTGCTCGGCTTCGAGCGTGAGGAGGAGTTGGAGGAAAACGAATGGGACCGCGAATTATGAGTCGCCCCCCTAGATACACGCAGGTGATGACAGACCGGCATGGGAAGCTTCGTTGCTACCTGCGCAGGCCCGGCTACCCAAGGGTAGCCTTGCCGGGTCTGCCATGGTCGCCCGAGTTCATGGCGGCATATCAGGAAGGCATGGGCGCACAGAAGCCCGAATTAGGGTCGAGCCGCACCATCCCCGGCACCATCAATGCGATGGCGGTCAGCTACTACGCCAGCCCCGGATACAAGGCGCTCGCACCCCAAACTCAGCGGATGTACCGCAACCTCATTGAACGACTTCGGGTAATGGTTGGAAACAACCGGATCGCGAAGCTCGAACAGCATCACGTCCGAGCCATCGTGGCCAAGAATGGAAAGACGCCAGCGGCCTCGAATAACCTTCTCAGGGGCATGCGGCTTCTGTGCGAGCACGCCGTGTCCATGGGCGTCATCAAGACAAGCCCCTGTCTCGGGGTTAAGAAGACGCGCTATAAGACGGAGGGCTTTAGCGATTGGTCAGAAGACGAAATCGCAAAATTCGAGGCCAAGTACCCGATAGGGACACGCGAGCGTCTGGCCTTTAGCCTCGCCTTGTTCACCTCGCAGCGGCGCTCCGATCTTGTCACACTCGGGCGGCAGCACCTTCGGGGCGGCGTCCTGTCCCTTCGCCAGAAAAAGACGGGGACCGTAGTCGAAATCCCGGTTCATCCCGATCTTGCGCACGTTCTGGACAATACCCCGCGCGGCGAACTGACCTTCCTTGTTACCCGAGACGGCAAGCCGTTTAGCGCAGCGGGATTTACGAATTGGTTTCGCGATTGCGTAAGGGAAGCAGGACTTCCCGAAGGCCGCTCCGTTCATGGACTCCGTAAGGCAGCTTGTCGCAGGCTGGCAGAAGCGGGCGCGACGGCCAGCGAGCTTATGAGCATTTCGGGGCATTTGTCCCTATCGGAGGCCGAACGATACACGCGCGCTGCCTCGAAAAAGAAGATGGCCGAGGCAGGCATGGCGAAGCTGGTCAAGCTCCGGCCATGAGTCGGCCACGAACGTTTCGGAAACGGGGTGCGTAAACCCGCCTATCGGGTTTTACAAATCGCCGGAAAAAGGTAAGGAGAAACAAGTGGTTAGGAAAAAGATGGTGAGCCCAGAAGGATTCGAACCTTCGACCCTCTGATTAAAAGTCAGATGCTCTACCGGCTGAGCTATGGGCTCCACGCACGAGCAATACGGCGTGTATGGCAGCAGAGACCACACCGCCGCCGGGCCGTCAATTGCGAAGGGGCCGCAGGCCCGGGATTGTTACAGGCGGGGCCTCCACATGCGCCGCACGATGAGCGGTCAGTTCGCGAAGCGGAAGTGCATGATGTCGCCGTCGTGCACCAGGTAG